CCTCACGGGGCCTATCTGACGATGGGGACTTTCGTCCTCCCTCTTGCTCGTCTATTAAACCAACACGGGCAATAAAACCCTGTGTTGCAGGCAGCGAGCCTGGTTTAGATAAGTAAAGGAGATCGTAATGCCTATGACTAATCGATATAAAGTGATCTACGGGACCTCAACGCATCACAAAACGGATTTTCCTCCAACGTTTACCGCTGTGCCCATACGGACAGAGAGGTTGGCGATTGGTGTGAGTATACGCCGAGTGAAGCCTAAAGTCCTAATAGATGACCTTCCTCACGAATTTTTCATCGAGAATATCGATGAACAGTTTATGGGGGGTATCGAGTCAAAGCGTTACAAGGTTCTACCTCCTCTTGTTCCCGGTGGCTCCATGCGTGACCTTGATGAAGGCACAAGTGGAGCTGTCGGGTATGGTCCTAACGCGTACTATTCAGGCATTCTCAGTGAGATTCGCCCGGATATGGTAAATCTCGAGAACGACGCCATGTCGAAGCTGTTCGAACAGATTCGAGGTGACTTAGATCTCGCTATTGACATAGCCGAGTTTCATCAAACAAAGAGCCTGATGAAGGACGTTCTAAAGATCGACAAGTTTATTCGGAACATACCTGCGGTTTTCCGCAGTGGTCCGATAGGAGCGATCAAGGCAGTCGGTTCTTTATGGCTGACTTGGCAGTATGGGGTTCGCCCTTTGCTGTCATCAGTTTATGGAACCGTTGATCAGATCTTGAATGGCGACGCACTTGACTCGTTTATGACGATTAAGGTGCGAAAGTCACGTAGGCGTGTTAGCAAGGACAAGAAAGCCATCACGGCTGAAACTGTCATTGCGCACATTGCCGAATCCCGGGCTCGAGTGCAGATTATGTCTCACTGGAAATTCCGGGCTCAAGATAGCGTAATGTTTGCGAATTTCTCATCGTTAAATCCGGTGAGTATCGCTTGGGAGATACTGCCATTCTCCTTTGTGGCCGATTGGTTTCTCAACGTCGGTCAATACCTACGCAACGCTGAGTCATCAGCTCTCTACGGTACGTCCTTTAAAAGAGGATGCATTACGATTGGGCGAAAGGAGTATGTCGATTTGACACTCTCTATAGCCTCATCTAATGCAGCAGGATACGACTTCGGTGGGGGTGTAGCTTATTACAACTACAAACTCAAAGATCGTCGTGTCATGTATTCCGTAGATCTGATTCCTAATCCCCCTCGATTCAAAATGGATCTTGGGGCTCAGCGGCTTTATAGTGCCGCCTCGCTACTCTCAAACTTCTTGAAAAAGAGGTAAGAGTTTGGTACTAAAGCAAAGGGTGAGCGCTTAGCGCTCGTTTCCTTGATTTTCATCATTCTCCTTTGGAGTAACAATGAGTGCTTTTGTTAGTTTCACTCTTCCCGATGCACAGGCGACCCCTGTCAACCACGTGTTCCACCCGACCGAAAAAGACAAAAACGGAGTCTTTTGGTGGGAGGATAGCGATGCAGGCCAGGCGATTGGACGTTGCCGCGCGAATTTGCGCGTTCTGCGTCCTGACCCTGGTGTTCAGCGCTTGACTCAAAACGCCAACCGTGTCTACCGAGTCCAGATGGGGCTTCAAATCCCCAGGTTGGAGACTCTTGGGACTGCCAGTTCTGGCTATCCTGCGATTCCCCAAGTCAACCACGTACTTCGCGTGAATCTCGAGGCTCTTTTGCCCGAGAATAGTGCGAAGGTCGATAGGTCGACCATTCGGAGCTTCATCTACCAAGCGTTGTTTCAGCCCGTTTTCGTGGCTGCAATCGACGAGTTGGAGAGTCCGTTCTGACCGGTTCAGTATATCGTGAAAGCGATTATTGAGCTTCTGCTGTGGCTTCGTGGGTTCCTTTACGGTTCCCATGGTGTCACTCGTGTCGAAGAGAAAGCTGAGTCGGTTTCCGACTCATAACTTCCTTCGATGATCGTGTTTCGCAACACGACCAACTCGGGAACAAAACATGCAAGTTCGTTATCACGACAAGATGGGCGAGATCTTCTTTGCCCTCTGTAAACATGTTGACACGCCGGTATCTTTGGGTGCATGGCTTCGTTATGCTTATCAGCAGAGCGAGCTATGTTCTTTTAAAGTTAAGCCCAAGGATTATACCACTCGCGAGCACTTTCGTAAGGACCTTTTAGTTACTTCCTTTGTACGTAAGTATAAAGGTTTAGCAACGGGGTTCGATAAGAGAGCTAACGCGCTCGCTAGTTTTATCGCTAGCGAAGATCTCAATCTAAAGACTAATCAGCGAATCCGGGCTGCCTTGAAGGTGCCCACGACGGCATCCATTGAGTCAATGATTTTCATTGCTCAACGAAAAATTTCATCGTTGCTTGGAAACGTTAGTTTATCTGAAGTTGAGTTGAGTGGCGGTTGGGGTCCGGGTGCGTCTTTTGACCTCTCAAGATCAAAGGCGCTCTTGGATGCGAAGATTTCTGAAGTTCCCATCTCTGTCTCACGTCGAGCACTACCTTATTTTAAGGCATTGATCGAAGCCGACCTTCATTGGTCTGGGGCACTACTTGGAGTTCTCCCTTGTGGGGAATACTCCTTACTCCCGAGCTGTTTTATGCTCGTCGAGGAATGCCGTGTAGACTTTGCAGATAAAGACGCTGAAACGGATCGGACCATAGCGATCGAACCTCGGGGGAATTCGTTCCTCCAAAAGGGAGTCGGTCTGGAAATCCGATCTAAGTCGAAGCGCGTGGGATTAGACCTGAATGATCAGGGGCTCAACCAGTTTTTGGCCAAAATGGCCTATTATTGGCAGCTCGCTACTCTTGACCTCAGGAATGCGTCTAATTCCGTATGTAAAGAGCTGATTTATCTGCTCTTCCCTCTCGATTGGGCCATCCTTTTGGATAACCTGCGGAGTCACCGGGCATTGATGCCTGATGGTTCCTCTCGGAAGCTTGAAATGTTCTCCTCTATGGGGAATGGTTTCACTTTCGAAGTCGAAAGTGTGATCTTCTGGGCGCTTTCCAAAGCGGCATCAGAAGTAACGCGTCAGAGGGTAGCAGTTACTACGGACGATTCGGCTTTTGAAGCTGAATCTATAGTAGCGGTTTTCGGTGATGATATCATCGTCCATCAATCTGTCGTCCCAGCATTACGGGAAGTTTTGGAATTCTGCGGCTTCGTCATTAATACTGACAAAAGCTTTGTAGAAGGTCCTTTCTTCGAGTCTTGCGGGGATTACTATTTTGAGGGCGTTGACGTCAAACCGATATTCCAGAAGGAGTCCCTTGATGCAGAAGAAAATCTACTTAGACTTGGCAATCGCCTTATCCGTTATGCTTTACGCATGCGAGATAGTGATGAACTTGATCCGCTCTGCAAGGCAGCTTGGCTGGCTTGTAGACGGTTGAGTTCACCCCTTACGTCACCTCTTCAGATACCTCTTGGTTCTGAGGGGGATGACGGTTGGCTTATGCCTCGTGGACGGTTTGATTTTCGACACATCGCTTGGGATAAGTCCCACGGCTATCGCTGTAGGACTGTTCCTTCTGAGCGTAAGCGGGTCTTCCCCGCTAACGAACCGGCACTGCTAGCATGGACTCTACGTTTAATTGCTAAACCTTCGAGGGGTCTTCCTTTCTTAGGTGTGTTCGACAGCCCCTCTTTCCGGGGGGATATCGAGCAGGTGGTTAAGCGCGACAGAGTCGGGGAAGATCTCCTGACTCAAATCAGGAGAGAAGGATCTTCCCACCGGTGGATCATTCCACTCGGG